AACGAGGCGCTGAGCCAGGACGAACGCCTTGGCCGTACCGCTGAAAAGCCAAAGCCCGGCGCCTTCACTGGCGCTCTCGACACGCTCGGGCCAAACCTGTTGCGTGGTGGGCTTGAGGCCGGTGCCGCCGTTGAGTCGGGTTTCAGCTCCCTGTGGCAAGGCGGCCTTGATCTGGCTGCCAGTGCGTTGCTGCCTGAGCCGAAGTTCGGCGGCACGCCTGATGTGACCAGCGCTGAACGGTCGAGCCAGGAAACGCTGGGGCAGGGCACTGCTCAAGCCGTAATGGATCTGCGTCCTGATCCTGCTGAAGTCGGCGTGGTTGGGCAGATCCTTGGCGAGGCTGCTGCCATTCTCCCGCGCACGGTGGTGGGTACCGTGCTTGGCGGTCCGGTTGGCGGCGCTGTGGCTGCTGGTGGTCCTGCCGGGTACGCGAGCAAGCAGGTTGGCATGGCCGAGGGCCTGGACGAATCCACGGCCACGCTCAAGGGTGTGATCGATGCGACGACCACAGGCCTTGGCGCGTTGTTGCCGGCGGCGAAGTTCGTCAAGCCGTTGCTCGGTGATGCTGCAGTCGCTGTGGGAGCGAACGTTGGGCTGGGCATGGCCGGGCGCGGCGCTACTGCCGAGCTGCTGGAGGGCGGCGGGTACCACGCTCAGGCCGCGCAGTATCGGGCCATGGATGGCACAGCCATTGCGACGGACGCGATCCTTGGCGCGGCCTTCTTCGGCATTGGCCGGGCCGGTATGCGTCGACCAACTACCGAGCAGGTGGATGCGTCGTTGGCCGAGCGGACTTACCAGCATGCCGATATCGACACCGCACCAGGTGCGCCGATCAGTCCTAAGTCGGCAATGGCCCACCAGGACGCAATCCGTACCGCCATCAGCCAGCTGAGCCGAGGCGAATCGGTAGTGCTACCCGAGAGCATCCACTCGGCAGAGTTCATGCGCACGGCAGACTCCGCTCCCACAGCACCAACCCGCGATGTTGCGCTGGCCACCGCCAAGCAGGACTTGGAACCGACCCTGCGCACGGAACTGGAACAGGAAGCCGCCGGCATTCTGCCCAATGTGAAGGACGTGAAGGCCGAACTCGGCACGCTCAAGCAATCCATTGATGGGCTGAACGACACCTTCCGCGCTCGAGCGAAAGAGTTTCAGCAGCAGGGCCAGAGCCGAAAACGTGCCGAGGCTTCCGCGCGTGAGGCCATTGAGACCGAACGCCTTGATTTGACCGACCGGCAAACCGCGCTGACCGAACGCCTTGATGGCAACCGATCTGCCGAGCAAGCCCGTGCCGACCTGAACACCTTAGGGCGTGGTGAAGTGCCGGAGCGCTACCAGGGACGCGTCGATCAGCGGGCCGATGCCATCGTCCAGGGCTTCGAGAAAAAGCCACTCGCCGCCGGCGTGGCCGAGGCCAACACCCAGCTAACCATGGCTCAGGTTGCACAGCAGGAAATCCGCCGCATCCTTGACGATATCGAACGCGCCGAGCCGACGTTGCAGGCCAAGCCGCTGGATATCGGCACCGCAAAAGATGTGGCAAAACCGGAAGTGTCGGCGCCGAAAGGCGAATCACCACCTGGTGGTAAACCAACTAGTGCAAAAAATGCATCTGTTGAAAGTGAGCCCACAGTGGCGCCGAAAGGTGAATCCGCAGACGCTGACCCGGTCGTGCAAGTGGCAGACGAGATCCTGAGCCGCATGGATGACATGCGCCTGTCCACCGGTGCGCTGGACGCTGACGGCAACCCGATCACCGTGTCTGCGCGGGAAATGATGGCGCAGGCTGATGCCGATATCGTCAAGGCTCAGGAGGAATCCCGAGGCTTCGCCGCTGCTGCTGCGTGCTTCCTGCAACGCGGCGTCTAAATAGTCGGGAAACCGTCTACCTCACGCCCATAGGCTTGCCTCCATTCCTACAGGAGGCAGGCCATGCGCGCCGAATGCATTAAAGCCGTCACCCAGGCCATTGGCCGATCCCTCACGCAACCGGAAATCCAAGGCATCGAGGACCGGTTGCGCCGCAACATGCGCCAGCTCGCCCAGACCGACACCACCTGGCAATCCAAGACCGCCGCCGACCGGCTCAACGAGGCCGCCACCAAGTCCGCGCAGGAACTGGTGGCCGAGCAGCAGCTCAAGAAAAAGCGCGTGGCGCTGACCATCCTTGCCCACGACCGCATCGACAGTTACATGAAGCGCTTCCCGGATCAGCCACTTGAAGGGCTCGACCGACTGCTGGCGTTTTCCAGCGATGGCAAAAGCGGCATCCAGTCGATTGAGTCGGCGAGCCGGGCCGTCCGTGACGATGCGCTGAGCCGCATGCTGGAGGTGATCGACCAGACCAAGGGCAAGTTCATGGGCCTGTTCCAGAACGAAGCCGGCAACCTTGCCCTGGTGCGCGAGCTGCACGGCGAAGATTCCGGCGTGGCCACTGCCAAGACCGCCGCGAAACAGTTCCAGAACACTGCCGAGCAACTGCGCCAGCGCTTCAACCGTGCCGGTGGCGACGTCGGCTTGCTTGATGACTGGTCGATGCCGCGCGATCACTCGCAGGTGAAGGTGGCCAAGGATCAGGCCAAGTGGGTTGGCGACCATGTGCAGTGGGCGAACCGTGCCAAGTACATGAAGGAAGACGGCTCGCCGATGAATGACGCCGAGCTGACCGACTTTCTCAATCACGCATGGACCACGCTGGCCACTGGCGGCGTCAACAAACTGGAACCCGGCAACGTCGCCGGTAATGGGATGCGCGCCAATCGTGGCAGCGAGTCGCGGCAGATCCACTACAAGGACGCCGAGAGCTTCATCGCCGCCCAGAAAGCCTACGGCGAGCGCAATCTGCTGGAGTTGCTGATCGGTCACATTGACCGGGCTTCGCGTGATATCGCCTTGGTCGAAACCCTCGGGCCGAACCCGAACAACCAGATGCGTTACTTCCTGGATGAAGGGCAGAAGGTCACGATCGAGGCCGACCCATTGAAAGCGGACAAGACCGCCAAGCAGCGGCGCAAGATCGAACACCTTTATGAAGAGGTTGCCGGTACCCGCGAACCACCAGCATCCGCCGCGCTGGCCAATGGCTTCGAGACTTACCGTGCGCTCAACGTCGCCAGCCGCCTGGGGTCTGCTGTCCTGACCTCGGTGACTGACCAGGGCACGCTGGGTCTGACCGCCGCCATGAACGGCATGCCGGTGATGAAAGTGTTCGCCAATGAGATTCGCATGCTCAACCCGGCCAGTGCAGCAGATCGGCGCGCGGCGCAACGTGCGGGCCTTGGCCTGAACCAACTGATCGGCAGCCTGAACCGCTGGGGCGCTGATGGTCTTGGCAGTACCGAGCAGATATCGGGCCGGGTTTCCAAGTTCTCGCAGACCGCCGCCGGCAAGGTAATGCAGGCGTCGGGCTTGAATGCCTTGACCGCCGGCACCCAGCGGGCGTTTGGCGCCACCATGATGGATACCATCGGCGACATGTCCCGTCGCCACCCAACCATTGCAGCGATGGACCCAGCCGACAGCAAGCGCCTGCTCGGCCAGGGCGTCACAGAGACAGACTGGTCGGTGTGGAAGCTGGCGCAGCCTGAAGACTGGCGCGGCGTGGGCGACACCGTGCTGACCGCGAACAGCATTTACCGTATTCCGGACGCTGACCTGGTGTCGTTGGCGCAGCAACTCAACACCACGCCAACCCGCCTCAAGGATCAGGCCGCCACCAAGCTGCTGGGCACCGTGCTGGATGAAACCAACATGGCGATCATCGAGCCCGGCGCCCGTGAGAAGGCCATGATGCACGGCGGTGTTGAGCGCGGGACCGTCAAGGGCGAGCTGCTGCGCTCGTTCTGGCAGTTCAAAAGCTTCTCCATTGGCATGGTGATGCGCCACGTTCAGCGCGGCATGGCCCAAGAGGGGTGGGGCAAGGCCGGGTATCTGGGGGCATTGATTGCCAGCACCACCGTACTGGGCGGCATGGCCATTCAGTTGAACGAAGTGGCCAGCGGACGCGACCCCAAGAACATCACCGACGACGGGACACTCGGTGTGCCGGGCTTGCGCTTTGGCATCGCCTCGATGCTCAAGGGCGGGGCGATGGGCCTGTATGGCGACTTCCTGTTCTCCGACAACTCGCAGGGCGGCAGCTCTCCGCTGGCGGCCCTCGGCGGCCCCATTGCTGGCGATATCGAACAGGTATTCAAGCTCAAGGACAACGCCGCCGCCGGCGAGGTCAACCAGACCGGCGCCAAGTTGGTGAAGCTGGCCAAGAGTCACTTGCCGGCGGCCAACCTCTGGTACACCAAGGCCGCCACGGACCACCTTATTTTCAACCAGCTGCAGGAGTATTTCTCGCCCGGGTACCTGCGCCGCATGAAGCAGCGCGCCCGCAAAGAGTTCAAGCAATCGTACTGGTGGGAGCCGGGCGACACCGCTCCGGATCGCGCACCCAACCTTGGCGCAGCTGTGGGAGCGGGACGATGAGAGCCGACCAAATTGAACGGTTGAAAGCACTTTCCGAAGGCTTGGCGGATGTCGTCCTCGATGAGGCGAACCCGGAAAACTGGCCGGGCACCGGCAAGACCTTGGCCGATTTGAGTCGTGATGAGCGCGGTGACCGGCATTGGTGCAAGAAAAACGCGGCTGCCACGATGACGCTGCTGGTCAAGGTGATGAGCATTACTGGCCATGTCCAAGGCGGAACGCTGCCGAAAGGCGAGACAGAGGACGACCTTGAGAAGGTCCAGGCCCAGGCCGAGCGCGAAGCTTTAGCCATGCTGGAGCGCGCTGGTAAGGGCGTTCATGTCCACTAAGTACATTTCGTTCCTGGCCTTCTTCCTGATTTGGGCGAAGCGCATGAAGTGGGAGGTCCCGGACATTCACGTCCGGGCCTGCCATTGGCTGGAGCACCGCAGCGACCATGCGGTGCTTCGCTGTTTCCGGGGGTTTGGCAAGTCCACCATCCTGGCGCTGTACAACGCCTGGCGTTACCACCTGGACCCGACGTATCGAATCTTGCATCAGGGCGACACCGACCCTACGGCCTACAAGACCAGCCGTGACACCAAAGCGATTTTGATGCGGCACCCGCTGACCATGGACGCACATCGCAAGATGAGGGGCGACACCGCGTTCTGGTGGGTGCCTGGCTCCGTGGATGAGCGCAACCCCTCCATGCAGGCCTCGGGGATCATGTCGAACATCACCAGTTCGCGTGCCGACGAATGCCAAAACGATGACGTCGAAGTGCCCAAAAACATCGCCACGCCTGAGGCGCGGGAGAAGCTGCGCTACCGTCTTGGCGAGCAGATTCACATCATGGTGCCCGGCGCGCGCCTGCTGTTTGTGGGCACGCCACACACCCACGACAGCCTCTACGACGAGCAGGAAGCGTTGGGTGCAGACTGCCTGACCATTCGCATGTTCGCCCAAGAGCACCGCATTGAAGACGCCAAGCTGATCGCCTACGACGTGCCGTTTGTGCCGGAATTCGTATTCTCAGGGATCGGCAAGCACGCCCGGGCAATGGTGAAGGGGAAGGACTACCAACTCACCAAAACCGGGATTGCGTTCTTTTCCCCGCCGGGCACGCTGATCGACTGTTACGCCGGCATCGCCTGGCTTGACCGCTTCGACTTGCAGGAGCTGGAAAAGCGCCGCAAGAAAACCCGCACCATCAACGAATGGGATTCGCAGTATCAGCTCCACTCGAAACCCGTCACGGAGGTTCGCTTGGACCCGGCCCGCATCATTCCTTACGACGTTCAGCCCACCATGCGCTACGCCAACGGTGCGGCGGCCATGTTCTTGGGATCCACACAGATCGTCGGGGCGGTCGCTTACTGGGACTGCTCGCTGGGCAAGATCAAGTCGGACGCCTCGGCATTCTCCCTGCTGCTGACCGACGCACGCGGCCAGCTGTATTGGCACATCGCGGAAGGGCTCACCGGGGAAATCGCCGAGTTCGATAGCCGGGACCGGATCATCGGCGGCCAGGTGCACCAGGTGCGAGAGCTGGTCATCAAGTATCAGATCCCCCGCGTCATCGTGGAAACCAACGGCCCGGGCGGCTTCGTTCCCACGATCCTCAAGCAGGCGCTCAAGGGCACCGGGTGCGGGGTAGGTGAGGAGCACTCCACCGTCAATAAACAGAAACGCATCCTCGACGCCTTCGAGTCACCACTGTCGGCCCACTTCCTGTGGGCGCATGTCGATGTGCTGCGCGGCCCGGTGTGGGACCAGATGCGTGACTTCAATCCGGCGGTGAACAACCAGGACGATGACTACATCGACTCCGGCGCCGGCGCGATCAGCTCTACCCCTGTGCGCATTGGGCGAATAGTCGGGAAACCGACAGAGGCTCGGCGTGACGATTGGCGCCCAGATGCGGGCGTGCATGAGGTTCAAGTGGACTATTAGCCCGCCCACCAAAAAAAGGGGCTATCAAAAATGTCAGTTCAGGCCGGACCTACAGACAAGCGCTATGCCGCCAACGGCGTTTCACTCATTTACGCCGTGCCATTCCTGGTGATCGAAGCCGGTGACCTGAAGGTCTATCTCAATGGTGTCCTGCTAACGTCCGGATACACCCACACTGGTGTGGGCCTCCCGGCTAGCACTATCACTTTTGCAGTCCCGCCGTCTGGCGACCTCTATTTATTGCTCGACGTCCCGTTCCAGCGCCTGGTTGATTACCAGGAGAACGGTGACTTTCTATCCACTACGGTGAACCGCGACTTCGACAGGATCTGGCAGGCACTTAAGCAGCTATTCCGGTATTCGACACGGTCGCCAATGCTCGGCGAAAACGATGTTGACGGGGCTGGGGCGTATCGGGCGAAAGGAAACAGACTGTCTGACTTGGCCGACCCAATCGCCGCCCAAGACGCCGTGACACGTAACTGGGTTGGCACATACATCGACTCAGTGAGTGGGCTGATCAACACTACGACGGGGATCGCCTACGACGGCGGCACGCTCTTTGATTACCTGAAAACTGGTGTGTTGCGCTCGGTTGACACGATTGCGGCCCTGCGCCTGCTGTCATCTGCTCGCAACCAGCGGGCTGTTGCTCTTGGCTACTACGCCCGCGGCGATGGCGTTGTCAGCTTCTATGCGGTCGATCCAGCAGACACGACCTCGGCTGATAACGGCGGCTCGATCATCGTTGGCGCTGATGGGGCACGCTGGAAGATCAGCCAATCTGCGCCGATGACTTTCCGTCAGTGGGGCATCAAGTTCGACGGCAGCAACGAAACGACCAAAGTTAACGCGGCCATCGCTGCATCAGCAGGCAGCACCATTTTGGTTGGTAAGGGCACGACCTTTGTGGACTTCATCACGCCTATCAGCAACACCACTGTGCGCGGCGAAGGCATGGACGTTTCGATCATCAAGCGAACCGCGACCACCGCAGCCAGCACCTTGTTTGACGCAGCGTCGATTACAGGATTTAACCTCTACGACTTTACGTTTGACGGAAACAAGGCCGCAAACGCCAACGTCTGCTACGGCTGCGGCTTCGGCACACTTTCGTATTCCAACCGTGTGCAGCGAGTGCGAGCCAGAAACTTTAAGACTGGCGGCTTCTTCTTCCATGACTCGGCCGACCTGGCCAACAACACGCGCAGCATCTTCAGCGACAACGAGGTGGTGGACAATGGCGGCGGGCTCGATGTTCGAAAATGCGCCCGCTTGGATATCACCGGAAACCTTGTTGCGCGCAACGGCTCAACCGGTATCACCGTCGCGAATTTTGTATTCCCTCCGGTCGCCTATTCCAACGACCAAGTGGTTATTTCAGACAACAAGGTCGAGGGCAACGCTGGGGCCGGGATCTATGTCCTCGGACATGTCATTGGGGGTACGGCTCCAGCACCAATCTATGGCCTGAACCCGCCGACAAATATTCATATAAGCATCACGGGTAATCACGTAACCGGAAACAACACCTATGGCATCGGTGCCCAGGGGAACTACATCGACGTCAGCAACAATATTATTTGGGACAATGGCCTGAAGACAGACCCTTTGCTCGGGGCGTACTCTGGCCTGCTTTTCAACTGCGCTTACGGCTCGGCAATCGGCAATAACATTCGTTATTACACAGGCTTCGGGATTGATGCCGGCGGCTCACAGCACAGTCCGATTAACTCCAACACCCTCCACGCCTTCACGATGACCGGGCCGCTCTCGTCGTTTGTCGGGATCAACCTGGGGGCAGCCAGTTATCTGTCTTGCTGTGGTAATACATCCTTCGCTGA